ATTTACCTTAAACCAACAAAAGCTCTTGAATTTATTGATATTGAATTCTTGATAACACCAACAGGAGCTTCATTTGAAAATATCTAAAAATAAACATGGGAGGAGAAATAAAACTCTCCTCCCTATTATTTATATATAAAACTATGGAATTCACAAAAAAAATATTAATGGAAAGTTTGGAAGTACCAACTAATGGTAAAAAAACTTATTCTGAAAAACCACAAAACATTATTTTAACTGAATCACAGTTAGAAAGTATCATTTCAAAATTATCAAAAGACAAAAAATAATGAATTTAAAAAAATCAATTAGAAGACACTTGTTGGAAATGGTAACTGAGGGTATGGACCCATCAGGTTTACCCGACCACAAATATTATGCTTTTGATTGGGATGACAATGTAATGAACATGCCAACAAAAATTATGGTATTAGATGACCAAGATAATGAAATTGGTATGTCAACAGATGATTTTGCTGAACACAGACACGACTTGGGTAAAAAACCATTTATTTATAATGGAAAAACCATTGTTGGTTTTGCATCTAATCCTTTTAGAAATTTTAGAGGTGAAGGTGAAAAACAATTTTTAATTGACGTAATGTCCGCAAGTCTTGGACCATCATGGGACGATTTTGTTGAGTGTATTAATGGTGGGTCAGTATTTGCAATCATCACAGCTCGTGGTCATAATCCAATGATTTTAAAACAAGCGGTTTATAAACTCATCAAAAATAATGTGAGTGGTTTAGACCAAGAAAAATTGGTAGAATCATTAAAAAAATATCGTGATTTTACAGGAGAAGACATTAAAGATGATGATACGATGATTAAAGAATATTTGGACATGTGTCGTTTTCACCCTGTATCATTCGGAACTGGTTCTGAAGCCAATCCTGAAGAAGGAAAGATAAATGCGTTAAGAGAATTTATCAGTTATTGCAAGGAACTCGCAAACATGGTGGGTGGTAAAGTATTGTTCAAAAATGATGTGTCCAATAATTTTGTGGTACCTTCAATAGGTTTCTCAGATGACGATGAAAGAAATGTGGAAAAAGTTAAAGAATTCTTAAATAAAGAATTTGGACTAGAGCATCCAGTTACTACTTATTTAACTAAATCACAAACTAAAACAAAATATTAATATTTAATATAATTAATAAACTAGAACGCCTAGATAATATAAGACAAAAATTTTGAACAATCAAGTATTTATAGGTAAATAAACTAAAATAATAAAAACAAAAAATATAATAACATGGCTGACTTATTAATGAAAATGCCCGACCCGTATGAACCAAAACGTAAAAACCGATTTATTTTAACGTTTCCTACTTCATTGGGTATTAATTCTTGGTATGTAGAATCTGCTGCCAGACCAAAAATAACAATTGCATCAAAAGATATCGCATTCTTAAACACTAAAACTTATGTTGCGGGTATGTTTGAATGGGGAACAATTGGTGTTACTTTCCGTGACCCTATTGGACCATCAGCCGCTCAGGCTCTTATGGAGTGGGTTCGTTTACACGCTGAATCAGTGACAGGTCGTATGGGATATGCGGCTGGTTATAAAAAGGATGTAACTTTGGAAATGTTAGACCCGACAGGTGTTGCAGTTGAAAAATGGATTTTACAAGGTTGTTTCCTAACAGACGTGGACTTTCAGGGTGTGTCATATACTGATGACGGTTTACAAACCATCTCAGCAACACTTCGTCCTGATAGATGTATCTTAGTTTATTAATATTTCATTTACAAAAAACAAAGTCAGTTTATATTTAAAGCCAAGGGTAATCCTTGGCTTTTTTTATGGAAAACGAAATACAATACGGACAAATGAATTTTAACTTACCACACGATGTGGTACCACTACCTTCACAAGGTTTATTTTATACTAATAAAAAAAAATCAGTTAAGGTTGGATATTTGACCGCACAAGATGAAAATCTATTGGCGAGTGTCAACATGGGAACAACAAATGTAATTGGTCAATTATTAAAAAGTAAAATTTATGAACCTGACATTAAAATTGATGATTTGTTACCAGGTGATGTTGAAGCGATTTTAATTTTTTTAAGAAACACAGCGTTTGGACCAAAGTACAAAATTTCAAGTATTGACCCACAATCTTCAAAAAGATTTGAATCTGAAATTGATTTAAGTGAATTAAATATTAAACAAACTGAATCAAAACCTGGTGTTGATGGTTATTTTGAAACCAAATTACCAATGTCAGATGACATTGTTAAATTAAGACTTTTAACTTATGGTGAAGAAAGTTTAATTGATAGTGAACTTGATTTATATCCTGACGGAATGATTGCACCAAAAGTCACAAGAAAATTAGAATCTTATATTGTTTCAATAAACGGTAGTACCGATAGAGAACAGATAGTTAAGTATATTCAAGTGATGCCAATTAGGGATTCACAATTTATCAGAAAATTTATTAATGATTCAGAACCAAGATTAGATTTAAAAAAACAAGTTATAGCCCCGTCAGGAGAAAGAGTTGACACGAGTGTCGGCTTTGGGGTGGAGTTTTTTCGTCCTTTCTTCGGAGTATAAAAAATTCTTATTAGACGAAATTTTCTTTTTAGTTAAAAATGCGAATTTTCAATATTCGGATATTATGACTATGCCAACTTATGAACGCAAATATTTTATAGGTAAGTTACTTGAACAATATGATATTATTCAAGAACAACAAGAAAAAAACCGTAAATGATATTTATAATTAATAATGGCAGGATTAGATGATTTAAATACCGACGCAACCAACGTTACAGCAACATTAGGAACCGCGGTTCTTGCAATGAAAAATTTACAAGACCAAGCGGGAAAAGTATCGTTAGATGGATTAATGTCATCGGCAAATAAATCAATTGATTCACTTTTTAAATTACAAGATAATATAATTAAAACATCAAGAGGATTGGGTCAAAGTGCTGCTCAAGCCAAGTTGATGGAGACTGAGATTGGAAAAGCGGCTATTAATGCTGTTGAGATGGGTGGTAATTTAGAGGACGTTGTTAAAAATTTTGAACAAATAAATTCTACCTTAGGTAGAACAACTTATTTATCTAGTAGTGTATTAACAAATATTGAAGCAATACAAAAATTTGGTGTTGCGGACACAACAATTCAAAGCTTCGCTAAGTTTTTTGATAAAGTTGGTGGTGGTATGGATGCATCAATTCAACAACAAATTGAACTTGTTAATACTGCCAAAGATTATGGTTTAAATGTTGGTCAATTTCTTGGTTCAGTCGCTGGAAAATTAGATATAGTTAACAAATATGGTTTTCCAAAAGGGGTCTCTGATTTAGCGTCAATGGTTGCAAAATCACAAGTATTAGGTGATTCATTAAGCGTTGCTCAAAATTTTGCAGACCAAATCATGGATAGTCCTGAGAAGGCTTATGAATACGCTGCTCAATTACAAACACTTGGTGGTTCATTTTCACAACTAGGTGATGGTGCACAATTATTATACATGGCACAAAATGACCTTAAAGGGTTGAATGACCAATTAATTAACGCTACAAGAGGTATTGCAACATTTAACCAAGAAACAGGTCAATTTGAAATTAGTGCAAATGAAAGATTAAGATTAAGAGGGTTAAAAAATTTAGGTATTGATGCTGATAAAGTTGAAGAAACTGCGTTAAAATTAGCCAAACAAGAACAGATTATTGGTAAATTAAACTTAAATCCCAACATTGCGGGAATGTCTGATGAGGAAAAAGAAACACTGGCTAATTATGCTCAATTACAAAAAGGTGGTGTTGTTACAATTAAAGGACAAGAAATTGGTGGATTAGATTCTGAAAGTATAAAAAACATTATGGTTGGATTACAAGGTAAGGGTAGCCAATTAAGTTCTGAATCTGACAAAAACGTACAAATGATTCAATCTAACATGTCGGCACAGGAGGCTTCAACAGTACAAACAAATTTGTTTAATAATGCAATTGCACTTTCTGTTTTAAAAATTGGTGATTTTTCAAAAACATTAGATACCGTAACCGCAGCTCAAACTCAAGTTATTTCATCAATAAGGGCCGCAACTGTTGGTGGTGAAACCGCTGACAAATTAATTAAAAGTTTTGAAGATAATATTAAAAATACTAGTTTATTAATAACTAAAGCTTTAGACACTTTTACAAGCGCTAAAATTGAAAGTAAACAACCACCATCACCATTAACAGTAACGGGTGCTGCTAAAATTGAGGTTGATGTAAAAGGTTTAGATTTAAAATTTGCGGATGCAATTAAACCTGCAATTGTTGACGCTGTATTGGAAGAGATGAAGAAAAAAGGTTATAGTAAATAAACCATCATCTAAAAACAATAAAAAATCTTATTTTATCTATTTATAGAAAACAGTATAAGATGGCAGACAGCTTATTATCATTTTCAGCATCAGAACAATTTAGAAAAAAAATAATTGTTTCTAATTTAGAACCTTATTATGTTAAAGGTTCAACTACCCAAGCTGTACCCAAAAACCAAGCGTATACTAAAGAAACTAAATGGATTGATGTCCCATTAGTTAATCAACCTGATATTGTTGATACGGGAGTTTTAGAAAAAAAACGACTATATACAGTTAACCAATACGGTCCTGACGGTGGATATAAAACAAACGCAAATGTTGATTTAATAGTTAATGATTCAAATGAAGGTGAGTTTAACTATTCAAGTCCGCAAACAAAAAAGTTTGACGAAGCCAAATTTTCACAAAAAGATTTAATTACTAAAAATTTATTTGGACCACAAGATGGATGGGGTGATGCATCTTCAGAGTTAAATCTAATCATTAGACAATTAACAACTAGAGCGGAATATTATACATTTAAAGCGTCAAGCTATTCACCAATTAACATTTTATTAAGTAAGGACCCTGTTGGTTCACTTGGAATTCTTTCACAAGATTCGGCACTTGCACAAATAGGAGCAACAAGACTAAGAAAATCTTTTGAAGAATCTATTGCTTTAGAAACATATCAACAAACATTAGGTAGAGCCAACTTCCTTCAAACAGGAAGTGACCCATATAGAATATTAAACTTAATAACGGGTAGACAACCAATACTTGAACCTGATTGGAAACTAACAGTACCTGATAGTATTCTTGGAAAAGGACTTGATTTTATTTCAAGGGTTACAGGTGTTTATTCACCTTATTCATATATTCCTGGTGATTATTTTAATAACGCGGGTAAGAAAAGTATTTTAAATCAAACAATTAATACTGTTAGTCAAGCGTTTGGTTTTCCTGCTGTATTACCAAGTAAGAAAAGTTCATCAGATGTATTTTTAGCTTATACAGGTGGTGGAACAAGAAAAACATTGTTTAGTAATTTATCATTAAATTATTATACACCTGACTATAAAGCCAATTTTTTAAGTAATTTAAATTTAACAGCTCCTAAAGGAAACTATTACATTGGTAGTAGAACATCTGAACCATTAGATATTGTATCACCTTCAGGTCAAATACCTGTTAACCAATTTGGTGTTGAGGTTGAAACAAATGTTTATGGACCAAGTAATTTAGGTAAGTTATATGAAAACAATGTTGATTTTAAATTTGGTTTAAATCAAACCCCTACCATAGAGGGTGGTGGTGTACAAGGTGGATTTACATGGGTATCACCAAAATATAAAGGAAACGCAGGATTTAAAGTTGGTGTTGGTGGAGACCTTAAAGGTCAGGACCCTGAATACCAACCAATATCTGCAAATTATACAAGAAGTGAATCAACAGGATATCCTTTAAAACAAGGTGGAATTCTTGATGACACACAAAGATTAATTAATTCACAACCACCAGGTTCAAAAAGACTACAACATGTTGGAAACGCAATTGACCAAGTGTCTAAGGTATTTAACGACGGATATAAGGAAATAACAAAAGGTTCAAGGGTAATCAGATATACTGACAATAATGGTGTGTTTAAAGGGGAAGAATATGGTAGAGTATTTGCCAAAGATATTCCATATTATGACAATCAAAAGTTGGTTAAGAGTGATGGTGGAATTAGAAAGAACCCATATTCAATTTTAGATAAAACTTATAACTTAAACATATACCCAACATCGGGTCCTGAATCAACAAATTTGCAAGGGGGACAAGTTAAGAAATATATGTTGTCTTTGGAGAATCTTGCTTGGAGAACATCAAGAAGACCTGGATTTAGATATACTGATTTACCTGAATCTGAAAAAGGACCAAATGGTGGTAGAGTTATGTGGTTTCCACCATATGATTTAACTTTCGCAGAAAACAACTCAGTACAATGGGAAGCAAATACTTTCTTGGGAAGACCTGAAGAAATCTATACGTATAAAAATACTAGTAGAAGTGGTACTTTAAGTTTTAAAGTTATTGTTGACCACCCTTCAGTTATGAATTTATTGGTTAATAGGGTGTTAAACAATACTGCATCAAGTCAAGTTGCTGACCAAGTTATTGACTCATTCTTTGCGGGACTTACAAAATTTGATATATACGAATTATCTAAAAGATATAATAATTTTTCAACCACAGAATTATCACAGATTCAAAAAATTATCAATGGTTCAAGCAACCCTGAAAAAATTAAAGATTTGGTTACCCAATCATTAAATGTTGGTGGTGACGCCGCTGGCGGTTCATTAAGTTCAAATTCAAATGTTGGACAACAAGTTTATACCCCACAACTTAGTGCGTATAAATCAACTCAATTTTATTTTGATTACAATAACGGTGGTGGAACAAACTATTCAAACAATGTTGTTGATTATACAACAAGTCCAAACTATAGTAAAATCAACGCATCACAACAAACTTTAATTTCATCTTCAGAAAACGCTCTTACAGGATTTACTGAAAGTATTAAAAGTTTATTGTCATCAAACGCCAATGTAACTATTGAAATTAGATTACGCTCAAATATATCGTACAACGAAGGAAGTAACATTGAATCGGATAGAAACACATGTATTGAAAATACAATTAAATCTTTAATTAATAACGACAAAAGAGTTAAGATTGCTAAATCAAATGGTGCTTCGGATGAAACAATTCAACCACTTAACTACAAATGTAATACAACAACAACTGACCAATATGGTACAGGACCTGTTGGATGTAGACGAGTTATTATTGAGGACATTATTGAAACACCGTTACCTAATTTAAATAATCCAAATGGTGGTGTTGCAACAGGACCAAGTTCAAATATTGATAGATTATTAAATCAAACAACACAAAATGGTAACAACACTAATAACCCAAGTGTACCAACACAAGAGTCTATTAGTAAACAAGTTATTAGAAAACTATTAAGCGAAGCCGATTACTTTAAATTTATGAAAGAAAGTAATCCTTTTGTTTATGATTCTTTAAGAGAAAAGTTAAAATATTTTCATCCAGCGTTTCACTCAATGACACCTGAAGGATTGAACGAAAGATTAACATTCTTATTACAATGTACAAGACCTGGTGATACAATCCCAACAAAACAAAGTGATGGAACAATGCTTGATAAGGACGCAAGAAACACCGCGTTTGGTGCTCCACCAATTTGTATTTTAAGGGTGGGGGATTTTTATCATTCAAAAGTTGTAATTGATAGTTGTAATTTTACTTATGATGATGGTAAGTTTGATTTAAACCCTGAAGGTATTGGTGTACAACCAATGATTGTAAACGTAAGTATGGGATTCAAATTTATTGGTGGTCAAGGATTAAAAGGTCCTATTGATGAATTACAAAACGCTTTATCATTTAACTTCTTTGGTAATACTGAAATGTATGATGAAAGGGCTACAGATTCATTGGCGGTATCGGCATATAATAAAGAGTTCATTGAAAAAACTGAACCAACTGGCGACACACCTAAAAACACAAATTCAACACTTCAAAATGAAGGGGGAACAACTATTGGTTCTGTTGAAGGTAAGTTTCAAAATAGTGGAACAAGTGTTAATATTGCGTACAAGAAAATAGTAAACGAATTTATTGAAAGTTTTAATGACTTTACTCAAGGTGAGTACGATAAGTTAAAACAGGTAAGTGAACAATATAATAGTGGTATATTAATGTTATATACTAAAGATAGAGATTATAAAACAGGTAAAATGAATGAGTTTGGTAGTGGTTCAGCAACTCAAACAAATTTAACAATTTTTGGTAAATCAACATTTGAAACCAAGATAGATACATTGTTTAGTAGTTTATTAACTGATATTAGTAGTAATTCATTAACAATTCAACAAGAAATGTTAAAACAAAATTTTAAATCAGTTGACCAAACAAATTTCAACAATCAATTAAAAAAATTGGTTAATGACTATAAAACAACATTTACAACTAAATTAGTTAATACTAGTAATGAGTTATCAAAAGTACAACTATCAATGACAAGAAACATTGATAAGCTGAACTATGTAATTCAAGGATTAGATGGTTATATTGATACTAAAGGTGTTACACAAATTTACACAATTGACAGTGCAACAACTGTAAATGAAATTGGTATCGTTATGAACGCTTACTCACCATTAATTAATTTGTTAGAAACCAACTTAGAAACTAAAAAAATAATAACGTCAACTTATAGTGACGACCAAAATTATGTTTTACCAAATGGTAGTTTTGCAACAAACGCAGCTGATAAAAGATTCTTTTTAGTGTTTGGTTACCAATTAACAAATAATTACAAAGCGTTTGAAACACAGGTTATTGGTTCATTTACAACTAAGGATTGGACAAGTTTTATTAGTAAGAATTTAACAAAGTATTATAAAGAACCTGCCGATGGGGAGAAAAAGAAAATGAGTGAAATTTTTTCAAATTACAGTAAAGAAACTAAAAAGAGTTACTTACCATCTGAATTAACACCTTATATTAAAAACAAAAGACAAACAAGTTTAACAATTAAAACATCTGCAACTGATAATGATAAAACAAGATTAAAAAATCTTTATTTGGGACAAAACAGTAACTCTGATAAAAATACATTTAATGGTAAAGTAATATTCTAATGGATTACTATAATAGATATAATCAATTTTTATTGAACGGTGAACAAACCGTTGTTCCTGGTTTAACATTACCAAGAAAAAGTACTGACATTAAATATGTCTTTAGAGCCGGTGTTAGTAGATTAGATAAGATAAGCCAAGAGTATTATGGTACCCCATTTTTTGGTTGGTTAATATTACAAGCAAATCAAGAATACGGTGGATTGGAATGGGACATTCCCGACAATTCAATTATTGTAATACCATACCCTTTAGTTAGTTCACTTCAGGACTATAATAATGCTGTACAAACAAGATTCTATTATTATGGCAGATAATTTTGGTGGAAGTGAAAACATATACTATGATGAAAGTTCTAACATCGTCTTAATTGACCCAAACGCAGTAAGAGACTCAAGTGGGGCTAAGAAAGACCGTGTAATTAAACAAGAGAATTTAATTATGTATGCCAACTTGGAAGCTAAGGCGGTTCCAAGAACAAAACTTGCAGTTGGACAAGATGTTGAATCAAGTGTTAATAATACAACAGTTGCTTCAATTAATTTCTTAAAACCAAATGACAAAAATAGTTTTGACACAAGTTATACTGATGAAAGTACTGGTGCTGGTAGTTCACAAGGACGAGGTATAAATCAGATTAAATTTAACAATGGTCAAAATCCACAACAAAACAATTATGTTGATACCCAAATATTAGGTATAAGAGATATTAATGTTGACATTAAATTTAACGGTGTACCAACCGTAACAATGACATTAGTTGATGTACAAGGTAAAAGTTTGTTTCAAACAGGTGGTAATTCACCATACTCAGTATTTTTATATTATCCATATCCATTATTTGAATTAACCCTTAAAGGTTTTTATGGTAAGGCAATTAAATACGAATTAATGTTGTTAAACTTCCAAGCAAGTTTTGAGGCTTCAACGGGAAATTATATTGTTAATTTAAAATTTATTGCTCGTACAAGTGCAATGTTAGATGATATCCGTTTGGGATATTTGTTTGCGTTACCACACATGTACAATCAATATAGTATCCCAAATACACCAACTGTTAACACAAGTAACTCAGCAACAGCATCAGTACAACAAGATGGTACTGGTATTACAACTGAAATAACTGTTGAATCACCATCAAAAGGATATTCAAAAATAAAACAAGTATTTGATGAATATAAGAGAAGAGGTTTAATTGACCAAAATGTACCGGCAATTACACTTAATGAAATGTCAATTAGATTGACAAAATATACAGAATTTTTAAATAAAGAATTTGATAAGTTAGATTTTACTAATATTGTTGCGCTTGAAAGATATAAAGGGTCTTTAAATAATTTTAGTAATAAAATTGTAAGATGGGGTGAAACATATTTAGACTCAACTAAAGTTTTAGTTTTAAATAATTCATTCAAAAATATTAAGTTATATCAATTAAAACAACTTACAAATAGTCCCGATGGTACAGAAATTAAAAGTAATATTGAATCATCATTAGTTGCTGAAAAAGAATTAAATGCAACCCTTGAAACAGGACTTAAAGAATTTAATTCAGTCCCAACAGATATTTGTAAAAGTATTACTTTAGACCAAAAAGCATTCAATGTTAATTTCTTTAAAGAAAAATTTAGTGTTGATGACATTAATTTTGAGGACACATATTTTAAACAAAGAGGTAGACAAATAACAAATCCAAATGCCGATGTTGAGTATATTAAATTTAAAAATAATTTAATTAGTGAATTACAAAATAACGGTACACTATTAAAAGTTGAGCCAAGTGGTGAAGTTAACATAACAACAGGTAATTTATATTATTATACTTTAGATAAAGAAATTGAAACTATTAAAAACATTAATGGACAAATAGTTCAAAAATATAAAGAAGAATCTGAACGACTTAACCAAGTATTAAAAGACAAAGTAAGAACTAATGGAAATGTCCAAGATTTACAATTTAGACCTACCGTTAGAAATGTTGTTGGCTCAATAATGGCATCTGTTGACGCGTTTTATCAGTTAATGGATGATGTACATACTAACGCTTGGAATCAAAGAAATAATACTGCAAGATTAAAATCAATTTTAACTACCAATCCATCACAAGAAGGTAAAAACACAATACAAACTACTACGACTCAAAATCAAAATTATTTTGTATATCCGTGGCCACAATTTGTTCAGAAAAAAGAAACATCAGGTAAAGTTGAATACGAGGTAACATATCCAGGCTCAAAGGCGACTAGTGAATCAACACAAGCGTACAATCCATCTATTTGGCCTGAAGTTGAATTTGTTGAAGAATATCTTAAAGGTGTTTTGGAAAAAGACAGAAATTTTACAACAGATATTAAACCAAATACAAGTTTAATTGTTAAATACACACCTGAACACGCAATTGAAGTACCATTTAGAACTGACGTATATAATCAACAAAACAATTCAGCGGTAAATTACGTTTATGAAATGTATGAGAGATTATACTTAAACGCTTTTTATTCAGGTTTATTTTATATTGATGTCAATCAAGATATTGTGTTTACAGCATCTGATGTTGAAACTAATAACGTTGTTCAATCTTTACCTAGTGGTGATTTAAAAAACATTATTACAAACACATTACCAACCACAACATTATATAATTATTTAAAAACTACCGCAGGTGAAAATCAAGCTGGTCCGTTATGGCAAACTTTTATATCTCAAAATTTTGTTACACCATATATTAATGAACAAGTTAATAATAGTTGGAAACTATTAAGTCCAAAAGATTTTAATGCAACATCTACAAATCCATTAAAACTTAAGAGTTTAGATAATATTAAAAGTGTATTAAGTGCTAATACAACAAATGCCACAACACTTTTTGATACATACCCATTTATTATTGATAGTTTTGCTCAAAAAATGCAAGACACACCAAACAAAGATAATAGATATATAACAATTAATAGTTATGGGTTTAATGATAAAAAATTGGTAATTGATAATTTCTCAGGTCCAAGTATTAGTCCATTAACTAGAACTACTACAAGTAATGCCGGATATTTAGATACTCAAACAACCAATCAACTTGTTATAAATTTTTACGAAGATAGATATGGTAACAAGTTAAAAAAGTTTTATACTGAAGGTAACCTAACATATACAACTGATACTAATTTAACAATTACACAAACAACAAGTTTACTAAACACACCATATTTTATAAATGCCATTGTTGAGGCAGGAAACACATCAGGTAATGACAAATACACTAAATTGGGATATTTGTTATTAAATTCATTGCCACTTGCAACTTTACATGAAAAATATATTAATACTACTAATGGTGTAACAACCGAGTATATTTTTGCTAATTTAAATAAGTTCTCGGCAATACATGAATTACCATATGCTTGGATACTAAAGATGGGTTCTATATGGTATAGATATAAAAACTACATTGAAAATAATACAGATATACTAACCTCAATTTGGAAAGATTTTGATTACAAAACAAATTATGACCCAATCACATCAGCGGCAACCAAAACATATGATATAGTTTATGGTTCGGCAAATTCAGGAAAAAGACCATTTACCTTATTAGGTTCTAATAATATCCAAACTGGTTTCTATCCGCAAGTTATAAATAATTTTTATAAAATTTTAACAAATAATGATTTGTTTATTGATAGTACGGGTTCTTTAACATATGACTTAAATAATACAACAGTTTTATTTGGTAATGAATTAGTTTTATTATCAAATAATGAAAATGTTAATAAAGTAAAAGGACCTATTAACAGTTGGTATTCGTATCTTAATATAACGGCAGATTATTCATCATATTTTGGCCCACAATATCAAGGATATAAATGTTTATTCCCATCAGCGGGTGTTCAACCATTTCAACAATCATATAATGAATTAAGAGGTGAGGGAAACACAACTGATATTACGGTATCTGAAATTAGTAATTCAAATCCAATGTATAATGGTAGTGTTAAGACTTTTTGGAACGCACCAAATTACGGTTGGTTTGATAATACACAGGTTGAAATGCCAACACCGTTTGAATATTTAAAATATGTTAGAACAGGTACAACCGAAAACCAACCAGACTTTGATATAACTTCAACATATAGTTCAATTGAAGATTTATTTGGTGTATTCACAAAAGACCAATTAGATTCATTTGAAACCGAATTCAAAGAATTCTGTAAGACAGATGGTGAATCAAAAATATTTTCACCTGAAGGTGATGATACAACATACGCTAACATTGTGAATCTCTTCAAAAAAATGTTTTTAGTAAAAGATGAAACAACAGTTAACAATACATCATTGGGTAATTTACAAGCGTCAAACATTAATGATGTTTTGAGTAAATTTATTGATATTAAAGTTTATTTTAAAAACGGAAACCCTAAAAAGTTTGATAGACAACAGTTTGGATATTTTTCAAAAAATACACAATTTAAACCTGTACAAGATTTTAATTATGGTGGGCAATATGTTTCATTTTACCCAAATGACCCAAATCCATTACCAAGTGTTGGGGGAAAAACAGTATCGGAATCAAAAACCGCATATCCTGAAGTTTGGAAAACATTACAAGAATATGTCGGATTCTCAACAATCGGAGGTATTGAATATATGTTAAATTCAACAGTGTATGATTTCTTTAGAGATAATCAGATTCCATTTACAAGTGATAACATTAAAGGTTTATATCCTTTAATTAGAATATATGCCACACAAAAGAAACTTGATTCAACATATGACCCAAGTAGATTTGCTTCTGATATCACATCAATTTTAAATAAAGCTGAAACTAAACGTAATAGTATTGAACAACAATTTAGAGGTAAACTACCATCATCATTGGCAGGACAAAAACAAGAACAAACACAAAATGTTGATTCAAAATTGGATGGTGACATTATTAAACTTGAACAATGGGAATTATTCAAAGCTGTAAATGATAAATGGGTTGCGGGTAGAGATACTAAAAACCGACTTTTATTTGATGAGTTTTTATTCTTTGATAAAGCAAATCGTGATATTGGTGATGAGTTAATTATTAATACAGATACAATTAGAAAATATTGTAACTGGGATAATTCATCAAATTCAGTAATGTCACTAATAAGACAAATTGTTGCTGACAACCGAATGAATTTTTTTGTAATGCCTGCGTACATTAATTTCTATGGTAAATCATCATTGAGAACAACTGATAGAAATGTATCAATTCTTAACAATGCTAATGATGTCTTTAGTACCTTTACTTATGTTGATTACATTGACTCGGCACCAAAATTCTTATGTCAATATGTTGACAGACCTTCACAAACACTATCATTAGATAATGACCCTAATTATCCATTTAAGAGTGATTCATTTGATTTAGGTAACCCAACAAATAATCCTATTATTGAAAAAGGACCTATTAACCAACACAATAGTAATAAAGCAGTAGGTTTTGTTGTTGACTTTGGAACAATGAATCAAAGTATATTTAAATCTGTTGATATTAATCAAGAACAAGGTGTAACATCTTCCGAACAAATACAAACTACTATTGATATGGGTAACCAAGGCTCGGGAAAGAAAACAATGCAACAAACAACATCGTTGTATGATTTTTATAAAAACCGTTCCTATAGTAGTACTGTTAAAACATTGGGTAACGTAATGATTCAACCAACAATGTATTTTGTATTAAGACACATGCCAATGTTCAACGGAACTTATATTATTAGAAATGTTAAACACACAATAAGTCCTGGCAGTTTTAACACTGAATTCAACGGACAAAGAGTTTCAGCAAATATTAATACAAAAGTTTCTGAAGACCTTGCAAGTGTTAATGAAGATTTTTCTAAAAAATTATCAGACAAAGTAAAACAATTTGTTTCTAATAATACACTAGTAACATACGACAGTAATTCAAAACAATATTTAACAGGTGACCAATCTAAAAATTATGTTTTATCCGCAAAAACACCATATCAAGGATTTATTGTTCAAACAACCGATTTACAAACTCAAGACTGTGGTGAGAATGTTAACGCAATTTATGGTGCAATTGAAAATAGTAATTTAATCACAAGTTCAATTACGGTTAACAACCTTGTAACGTTAATTAGTAACTCAACAACAGATACTAATCTAAGAACATATTTGTTTAGTATGTTATATATGATGGGTAATAAAACAGATATAACTAGTAGGTTACAGTATAAGCAAAATAATTTATATGGAGTGATAGTTGATGTTGCGTTTCCTGGTGGTTTGAAATCAAAAATAACAAAATACAGATGTTTAAAAACGGGTGAGAATTTTACAAGACCATTTGCAACATTTGACAACTTACAAGAAAACATTAATTTTGTTAGAGATTTTTATTCTCAAAAGATGAGTACTTATTTTACTGATGGATTATCTAAAGAAGAAACAATAAATAAAATTATTGAATTGTTTTATGTAACTTGGTATAGTTCAGGTACTTTAACACAAACATACACTCAAAACTCTAATTATAATACTTGGTTGGGTAATGTTAGGTGGGCATATCAACAAGCAAAAACATTAGGTTTGTACTAAATTAAATAATCGTTATATTTATTAAGAAAAACAATATGAGTAATTTAAAAAATTTATTGGACAACTACTTACAGAAAGATACTGTAATCGCCGAAAAAGATTTGGGTAACGGATATAAAGAAGTTTGTGATTTACAAACTGGTGACTGTTACACCGTAAGATTAAAAGACGGTTTAATTGAAAGAGTGGATAACACAATGAAATTAAATAAAACATTAAGAGTTGAAACACCACATGGTGTTAAAACATTATTAAACGGTTAATTATGGAAAACAAAGTTTCAAAAACAATATTAGAAGAATTAAAAAGATATAATCAAATTAATAGTTATATCGTTGAGCAAGACGCAGCATTACCACCACCTCCGGCAGGTGAAGATACTGCGGGTACTGAACCTCCACCACCGGCACCTGATGACACGACATTAGGTGGTGCGACTCCACCTGAAGGTGAAGCGGCACCTGAAACAGGAGCCCCAATTGATATTGCAAATGACCCTGATGTTGAAGAAATTGAAACTGGTGATTCTGAAGGAGGTAAAAATGATAACGGTAGTGGTACCGAAGAGTTAGATATTACTGAATTGGTTACATCTCAAAAAGACATGCAATCAAAACAGGAAGAATATATGAATTCAATGATGTCAAAATTAAATGACTTAGAAAGTAAATTATCACAAATGGATTCAATTTTTGAAAAGATTAATTCAATTGAAGACAAGGTTGAAAAATATAGACCAAAAAGTGCTGAAGAAAAATTACAATTAAGGTCTTTGGATTCTGGTCCTTATAGTCAAAAATTATCTGATTTCTTTACTGAAAAAGAACCTCAAATGCAACAACAAGGTAAAGAACAATATATTTTAACACCTGATGACGTAGAAAATTACGACAAGATGAGTGTTAGAAAATCTTTTGACCAGGGTTTACAAAACTAATTTGATTTCTGTAAAAATTGTGTTATACTTATCTTACATTAAAAGATAAATAATACAATTATGATGACAGACAAAACATTTGATGCCGTTTTGGCGCAGTACGAACAAAACACAAAACCATTTGGTGACCAACCAATGATGTCACAAGAAGACAGAATGAAGCGTTATTTCGCGGCAATTCTTCCTAAAGGTGAAAACTCAGGACAAAGAAGAATTAGAATTCTCCCAACCACAGATGGTTCATCTCCTTTTAAGGAAGTATGGTTCCACGAAATTCAAGTAAATGGTACTTACAACAAATTTTATGACCCCGACAAAAATGAAGGCGGACGTTCACCTTTAACAGAGGTTTACGAAGAACTTATGAAAACTGGCAAACAAACTGACAAAGATTTGGCGGCACAGTACAAAGCTCGTAAATTTTATATTGTTAAAGTTATTGACCGTGATAACGAGGCTGATGGTGTTAAATTTTGGAGATTTAAACACAACTACAAACAAGATGGTATCTTGGACAAAATCATCCCAATTTGGAGAGCTAAAGGTAATTTGACTGACCCAAATGAAGGACGTGATTTGATTATCCAATTGGTTAAATCAAAAACACCAAAAGGAAAAGAATACACTTCAATTCAAACAGTTATGTATGATGACCCAAGTAAGTTGTCAGAAGATACTGAACAAATGGAAACTTGGAAAAACGACCCAACAACATGGGCAGACGTTTACTCTAAAAAACCTGTTGAGTACTTAGAAGCAATTGCTCGTGGTGAAGTACCACGTTGGGATTCTGAAGCTAAAAAATATGTTTACGGAGATGACGCTACCGAAGTATTTGGTGGAACACCTGTAGACCCACAAGCAGGTATGTCACCTGACGAGGAATTACCATTCTAATTATATATTGAACATGGACACTTACATAGACATAGTGTCCATGTTCTTATTTTTTTAATAAAAAAACAAACAACGCATAGACAATGGCAATTAAAAAAAATGATTTCAGTTCGGTAAAGAAAAAATTCTCTACCTCTGCAAAATATAAACCGCAAAGATTTTTTGACTTAGGTCCTGATTTCTTGGATGCGGTTGGACTTCCAGGTCCCGCAATTGGACACTTAAATATGTTCTTGGGTCACTCAGATACAGGAAAAACAACAGCTTTGGTTAAAGCCGCAGTTGATGCACAAAAGAAAGGTATTTTACCTGTGTTCATTATTACAGAACAAAAATGGAGTTTTGAACACGCAAAACTTATGGGTTTTGAATGTGAAGAAGTTGTTGACCCTGAAACAGGAGAAGTTG